GTATCCTTTCCAACAAGAGCCTTCTCCACTTTGCCTATTTTGGTTTCGAGTTTGCGGGCGTATCTACGCTTGTCTTCTGCTGCCTTCGTTGTCTTGGCTGCACGACGCTTGGCTGCGTTGAGTTTCTTTTGGGCAGCACGTCGGGCACGTTCCTTTGTAGACAGGTTGTACGTGGCTTTGGGTGCGTTGGGGTCTTTCTTAGGACGACCCGCCATCGATCACGACCTCTTTCTTGGGGGGTAGCAGGACAACGCCGTGTACTGCAGCTACGTTGTGGTTGATTGTCTCCTGCTGCTTCACTCCTACCCTGTTTAACAAGCTCTCAGCAGCCTTGAGACGCAGATCATCACCGCGTTCGGGGGCGGGGTTGTCAATTGTGTCTACGAGGCGTGTAGCGGCCTTGTAGGCGTTCATAGACAGGATGTCTTTCGTGCGATCTACGATCTCTTCAGCGAGTGTTTTGCGTAACCAGACTGCACTGCCCTTCGAGTAGCCCGCATCTACGGCTGCTTGGGTTACGTTGCCACCGTTTTCGAAGAGAATGTCGAGGAATTGCGTCTGTTGAGGCGTCAATTCACGCTTTTTCGGTGTTTGTTGGGGCAGAAGGTTCATAACTTAGGTCGATTCTTGTGCGATTATGGTGCATTGGGCACCAACGATGACTTTTCCGGGTGTGATACCACGTATTTCGCCTATCATTTCGACGATACGGGTCGCACACTCGCCCTCATTGAGGTACGGACCCCGTTTATCTACGAATTGTGTGCATTCGTTGGGGCTGTGAAGCCAACATGCGAAGATTATCGCTGTGAACATAGCTGTTTTCCTAGAAGTGAAGAAGGGTGAGACGCATTCATGTCCGCTACCACTGGGTTAGTACAACTGAATTGTCGTGTAGTGGGGTGGTCCGACATAAAAATGCGGCTCACGTCAACAGTATAGGGACTTTTTACATGTGTGTCAACTTTTTTTCTTGACAAAATTAAAATCAGACTGTACTATGGGCATAGGCCCGCCGGGGTAAACCCCATAGATACCCACCGGGTACTCCCGATGACCTCCCCAACATATCCTTTTTACTCATATAGGTAACTATCCTGACATAAAATCGATGGCGGTATTGCTAGCTATAGTGGGGGGGTCCCCAGTGGCCCTTGCGTGCGCGCGCACAAGCAAATCTTTAGGTTTATCTTGCCAAGCTTGCCGAGGTTTCACCGCCCCGCTGATCCCCGCCATATCAACCCGCCAAAACAACCAAAGCACACATATGATGGTCACATGCACATGCGCGTGTAAGTCTTGTTTGCCATGTCTTTTATTTTCAAACGGCTTACTGGCGATCAAAAAGCGCAGCATTCCCCGAACATGCAGCCCGCCAGATTATCCCGCCTAAACAAACCCGTGCGGTATTTACTGGCATCCAGACAAAAAAAGACCCCCGCCACTAGGGACGGGGGCAAGGTTGGGAGGAAGATTGCCGGGATATTAGCCCCTCACCGGCAGGGTAACTCTTCAGTCGTCTTTCGAGACTGTAAACTGTGCGGATGCAATTGAACGCGGGTTATTGCTGCCCTGCCACTTCTGCAACCCGATTGCATCCATGAAAGTATCTAAGGCATCGATCTGGTTTTCTAAGCCGGTGATCATCATGCGAATAGTGCGGATTTCCTCTTCAGTAATCGCGAATACTTTCTTGGCCTCGCTGGTAGTAAGTTCGTTTTTGATCTGTGTTTTCATCGTAAAAGTTCCTCTTTACCTAGATGTGTGAGGCGGGCAACCGCGCCCGCCCCTGATTATAAGCACAAGTCATGCAGCCTTTGCAAGCCGATAAATCTTAGCATATCCCCCGCGATGATTGCCGGTGTTGCGCCGGTCGATTTCATAGCCCATCTTTTCAAGCTGCCAGAGATAGGTATAAACGGTTTCTTTCGTGATACGCAGATTACCGGCAAGAGTAGGAACAGCGATATATCCAGCCCGCAAGTATTCAAGCATCTTCTTCTGTGTTGAATTCAAGCGCACGGTCACAACGTCGTTCGGCTGCGGACGGGATTCGCGCTGCGGCTGGCTCGTCTGTGCAGCAAACAAGTCACCCCGCATCTTGCTGATGATACGATCCCGTTCGTCGCCCCTAATAACAAGTTCGAAACGATCAGCGAGATCTTTCAGTTCGTCGAGTAATTCTGGTGGATACTTCATTGTTTGTGTTCTTTCTGCCCATCGGGCGTCAGTGTTACCAGTTGATGAAAATCAACAACCCTAAAATCAGGGCGATAACGATTAGTATTCGGTAGATCAAGAAAAAGGCTTGCAAGTATTCTTCCATGCTACCCCGCTAATCCTTCCAAGTACTGCCAAGACGGACCACCAACAATGGCCCGCACTTGTTCGTTACGAGTGTACATCTTGCGTTCGTTGCGGCCAGTTGCACGGGTATCTGGCAGATGTGTTGCCCAGTGAGTAAGCGCATTGTAACCCGCCCACAAGGTCGATCCCAGTTCGCGCTTCTCTTCGTTGAACCGCTCCAACATGTAGTTCAAGCGTCGTTCATTGACAGACAAGCGTTCGTCAGTCTTGGCGGCTTCGGTGTTTTTCCGACAAATCGATTCCTTGAGGATGTCGGAAAACTGGCGATTAGTGAGGCTGGCATTGCGCCAACGCATCATCTGTTCTTTCTGACCAGACCACATGCTAAGGCCCATTGTAGCCTTGCCGATCATGGCTTCCGCCGACACATGGCCCCGATGAACCTTTCGCTGGTGATAGGCTTTCTCACCACCAAAGACTAACGTATTGCGGCACAAGTCACGATAAGCCCCGCTGAATATCTGCAAGGCCCATGACATATCTACGCTGTTAAACATGTCCATCCGGCAGCGCACCACATCATCATCACCGGCCAACGTCTTAGAGCGGGCCTGTAGATCGTGGAAGTAGATAGTCCGGTGAACCCGTGCCCCTTCTTCATAGATACGATCTACGACTTCGACATTGTCGAGTGGCAAGTCAGATGCAGCCAACAGGTCGGCTTGTGCCTTGAATAGCGTATCGTGCGGTATAAGTGCGTACGACTTGCCGACAGGCCGGACGTTCAGCAGCCCGCCCGTTGCCTTGTTCTGCAGCGCGTGGAACCCGTCAAGCGGGCGCGGCTCCATCGCGTCGTGAACAATCTCGCCGTTCGGCATCAGGTCGGGAACAGTGCAGACGGCCTCAATGGGAACCCGTCTTATCTGCCCGAATTTTTCGTACAAGCTAACGTCATCAATGCGCTTGTGTGTGACGAATATATTATCGCCCCGTGCGACTGAATTGCTGGCGGCTTGGTCTTCAATCGGTATTAAATCGAGTGGCATAACATGCCCCTTTCGTTGCTGTTGTGTAGCTGGCGTTGGTGCCAGTTCGGGAAGCATGGCACAAAGTTTGCACCAGTTGAAGTCCTGAAACGTGAAACGTTGTCGCATGGTCGTGGCGGGCTGGCCCCATCGACTCGCCGCCCGCCCGATCAATCCGCCAGTCTTGCCCCGCCCCCGAACGGACGCACAAGAAACCTTTGATTGATCCCCAATAAGTTTTGGCGTCAGCCGGTTTGTCATTTGGCGTCGGCTGGTTTGTCACGTTATGCCCCAACGATCCCGCCAGACACGCCAAGTTATTGCCTGTAGCTGGTATGGCATCAGGCCAAGCTGCCGCGCTGCCTCTTCGTATGCAGCTTGAAGCGCGCGGTATTCAAGCTTACCGATGTTCGTTCTGTCATCGGTCAGGCCTACTTTTTCAGCGTAGGCAATGTTGCGCGCATGGCCGTCGATTGTGACGTTGAATTCACCCATGATGTCGCAAAAAAACGACGTGATCTTTTGCCCCTTGAGCATTGTTTTTGCCGTGTCGTAGTCAGGACGCGCTGCCAAGATATCCCAAGCCTTCTGTTTCATCTTGTGATAGGTCGAAACCTTCACGGCGTCGATCCCGTCGCCCCGCAGGAAAGCACCGATCAAGGCATCAGCGTTTATGACATTGCGTGACCACTTGTTATTCGGAGAAAGCGCAGCAATAACGGCCACCACCAAGTAAACAGCGATATCATACTTGACCGCGATATCATATGCCGCACACTGTGCAGACGAATACCAAGCCATACCGCCCGCCCGCTGGTCATCGTCTGCTGTTTTGTAACATGCAACGATGTTTGCGATCATGCGTTCGTGATCAACCAGTGTTGTCTGTTTTGTCATGCCACTACCTTAATGCTGTCGCCAGTGTAAATCATAACTGTGTTGTCAGTCTCAACCCAAACTCGCGCACCACAAGAAAGCGGTTTGTCTGGTGAGTATATGACAGACGACGGGCCTTCAATCTCTACACGGTGGGCATATGTGTTTGCCTTATGTGTCTTGACAGTGATAGCAGGCTTGTTCGTGCCGTTCTTTTTGTTGGCGCGGATAACGTGCTGATTTATGTGTATTCGTTTTTTCATTGTGTTGTGTCCCTTCGTTAGAAAACGATATCGAAAACCTACGGACGATATCCATCATGGTCAAGCTTTTTTATTTGTTGTCCCTTTTCGTGCAGCCAGCACGACGGACAACGCAACGCCCCGCCCTCATTCGTCATGGCTGGCTGGCCGCACTTGTCGCACAAGTAATCATGCGATAGCGTCGTTGCGTTTGTCAGTTTGTCAGTTTGTCTTGTCAGCGTCGTTGCGTTTGTCATCCCACGTCCTCCGGTTCGCTAGGTTCGGCGTAATCGAATTGCCACTTCAACTGCAGTTCGTCGTATATCTCTGCCACCGTCTCGCCGTGCTTGTCCATGAATTCCTGTCGTGTCATGTAGGATGCGTCTTCTTCCATCTCTATCATCCAGTCGGATACTTTACCC